CAAGGCCTTCAAGGACGAAGACCTCGTCATGTTCTTCGCCAATCTGCCGAAGGCAGTTCTCCCGGATGACCTTCAACCGTGGTCACTCAGCAACGGTGATCCGGAGAACCTCAAGCACTACATGCTGATGTTCTTCGAGGGTAACTTCGACAAGCAGTGGGCTGGCCTCGACGGCGACCATACTGCCGAGTTCAATATGTCGAACAACGTCGTCTTTCCCAAGCTTGAGAAGGCCTGGGAAGAAGCGAAGTCGACATCGCAAGACGAAGCGATCTACGTCCCCAAATTCTTTGAGACATTGAGGGGGGACAACTTTCAGAACACCTTGAAAAGGCAGTATGAAGGACGTGGTGTCTTCGTATTCCTCCCGGAACACGGCGACCTCATCAGCTTCGGCGAGAACACCATCGGCGGCCAATACGAATGGGGCGAGACATCGAACCATCTCGACTGGAACGACAAGTCGAAGCCTTCGGTTGTTGCTACGGAAGCAGCGGAGACTGTGCCGAAGCGAGGAAGTATGTTCCTTCGTGGAACTGCGCTGACTTCACCGCAACTGGAGCTTCCTGTTCCTGATCCCAAGGATGCTCCGGACTACAGCAAGGACCCGGTCGAACCAACCGAACCTGCTGAACCCGACAGCGGGAAGGAGCCGAAGAAGAGCCTGGAAGAAATCGCCAAAGAACTCGGCAAGACGGTGAAGATGTATCCTCCACCGATGCTTCCGAAAGGCAAGGCCAGGAACTTTTGGCTTCGCATCTTCTGGGGCAAGCTCGACGGCAACGACCTTCCACCCAATCATGAGTCGAGCACGGTTCATGTCTGGGTCAAGCCTGATGACGTTGACTTTGCTAAACGCGTCGTCAAATCCAAGGGCGACGTGGAGGAGGTCGTTAGGGAAATGCACTCTGCTCGGAAGAGTAAGAGCAGTGCTGTAGAAAACTCCCGAACGACTACGGTATCGCCGCCTCCTCCGAAGGTGCCTGAAAAGGCAGAAGAGAAGTTCCGCAGTACGACACGTGAACCTCATGTGCCGAGTGCGACACAGTACCTCCCGACCATGACCAACGAGTCGAAGGAAAAGGCGATGGGTATCGTCGCGACTTACCTCGATCCGAAGAACGAGAAGCGACCGTCTGGCATCGAGATCCAACGTCTCGAAGCGAAGTGGCCGACGTTCTCGGAGTCCATCGGTGTCGAGTTCAACGAACTCCTCCTGCTGCCTGTCGATCAGCTGCGGAAGTTGTTCGGTGACAACGACATCGCGACTTGCGCATTCATCGAGATGCGTCGGAAGTACATCGAAGCTTCGAATGTCAAACTCGAAGACCTCGTCAAGAAGCCTCCGGTCGAGAAGCCGGCGGCCAAGTCCGAGGAACCCGCTACCGGCAAGCGTAAAAGCTGGCTTACTGGCGCGGTTGCCTGATCACTGGGACATTGACTGGGTCGGGGCTTATCGCCCCGGCTCTTTCAACGGAGGGATTAAATGTTTGGCATCGGTAAGAAGAAGATATCTCTGACTGCTCATCAGCGGTCGCAATTAATCTTCAACACTAGCATGTTCACCCCGGACATGCCGTTGTTGGAGGGCTACCAACGAAGCCTGCTCTTCGTTGCAGATGACTGGATGCGGAACTCGCCATCCCGTTTCATCCTATCCGAACTCGGCGCAATGCACGAGTGTACTGCGTACACGATGAGGTCATACAAATACCTCGTCGATCCTAGCGTAGTAATTCCGAGTATCAAGTCAAGGATGCCCAAGTCCTTGATCTTGCAGGTTCCGGAATATGGATATAAGATTGAGGGTGAAGTCCTCAGTCTCCCCAATCCCGCCAGAGCCTTCAGTATTCTTGACAAGCTACGTCAGAATACTGTAGAATGCCATCGCCGTCGTGTCCATATCCTGTATCCAACCCGTTCAGGTTGGAAGGGAGAGAACTTCATTCAACCTGGTACCTTCATCCATGACACTGGATTTAGAGGGATTAGTTGGAATGGGAAGTTTCCTTATGGACATCCACTGGCAGGTGTGAAAGAATTCCCTCCCGAGCAAGCACCTGAGAAGGTGTTTGTGCTGTCCGCTTACATGTACGTCGCCGACCCACAATGGTGGCGGATTATTTATAGAAACCCTGAAAGATTTGATGAACCTCCGAAGGTGACTTCGGAACTAAAGAGAAAATGGCTAAGTGATTTCTACAGGTACGACCCACAACGGTACAAAGATCGTTGAACAACACATACCTTGTCCTAATTGTCCATCGTCAGATGCTTACTGTATCTATGATGATGGACATGGACATTGTTTTTCATGTAACTACCATTATATACCTAAGGGATTTGAAAAAGAATTAATGGATAACTATACTTATGAATACTTACCATTTAGGAATATTACTTCAGATACCTTTAGGTTTTATGAAGTAAAGACTAAGATTAGTAATGAAGGTAAACCTTTAGAACTAGGTTTTAAGTACCCTAATGGTTCCTATAAGGTAAGGAACATTGATAAGAAAGCATTCTATACTAAGGGAGACATAAGTAAGGCAGGTTTATTTGGTCGTGACCGGTTTACGGCTGGGTCTAACAAGACCTTGATCATCACAGAGGGAGAACTAGATGCGCTTTCGCTTTGGCAGGTGGTACGGACGCCTGTCGTCAGTGTTCACAGCAGTGTTACTGCTCGAGCTGACGTTGGCATCGATAGATCCTGGTGCAACACATTCGAAAGAATTGTACTCGCGTTTGATGCTGATGAAGCAGGACGCGATGCAGCACGGGAAGTTGCAGCTTTGTTTGATTACAACAAAGTTTACCAAATGTCCTTCGGTGGAGGCCGTAAGGACGCCAATGACTACCTGCGGCTGGGCCTGTCAGGAGAACTTGCAACTATATACGAAAACGCCCGACGATACCTTCCCTCAACAGTAGTATCGTCGTTCTCTGAGTTCGACAAGATCATCAAGGAACAGCCTAAGCCGTCTGTTCCTTACCCCTTCCCCACACTCAACTTCATGACCTACGGTCTCCGTACCGGAGAGAGCGTTCTCTTGACTGCTCAAGAAGGTGTCGGCAAGACTGAGGTGATGCGAAGTATTGAGTATCAACTCTTGAGAGAGACCAATGACCCAATCGGCGTTATCTTCCTTGAAGAACCTAAGAAGCGTCATCTCCAATCGCTGGCCGGAGTACATCTCCAGAAGCCTGCACATCTACCAGACTCGGGTGTCACCGACGCTGAGATATCTGTCGCGGTACAAGAAGCTGTGCGAAGTGATGATCGCCTTCATCTGTATTCTCACTTTGGCTCAGATGATCCTGACGCTATTCTCGACATTATTCGGTTCTTGGTTGCGGCCCGTGGCTGTCGGTATATTCTTCTGGACCATATCACAATGGTTGTTAGTGGGCTGGGAGGAACGGAGGAGCGGCAAGCCTTGGACTATCTCTCTACTCGACTGGAAATGATGGTCAAGGAGCTAGACTTCTGCTTGATCCTGGTCAGCCACGTTAATGATGATGGCCTAACACGTGGGTCGCGCAACATCAGTAAGGTGGCTGACATCAGGATTAATCTCTACCGAGATTTAATCAACCCTGATCCTACTATTCGTAGAACTATTAAACTCACGATTTCAAAGAACAGGTTCTCAGGACGGACTGGTCCTGCAGGCAATCTCTTATTCGATCCTTTAACCAATACGCTATCGGAGGATATCTATGGGACAAGGACGGAAGGGGAGATTTCTCATGAGCAAGTTAAAGCAAAGGCAAGCAACGACAATTACAGCCAAGCTCATCCACTGGTTAGAAGTTCAGCCTGGTAGGTTCGAGGGGATGATTGCTAATTCTATTTCAGATCAATTCAAAGACGACCATTGGGTGACGATGCACTTCTGCAAGGTCGAGAGGTATCCGGAATTGTCCGGACATTGGGGGATGCACTTGCTCGGCATGAACTACTTTCAAGAATATTTCATACTTAATTATGAGGATCAAAGATCATGCAATATCCATGGGGGCTGAAGTTCTGGCAATCCGGTGAGTGGCAAGTCTGCCAACAACGT